TTTGTCGGACTGGCAATATTATACTGGTTCACTTAAACTTGAGCCCTGATCCATTGGGCGTTGACTAGCGTTAAACGACGTCCGAATGATGCAAACAAGTCTGGGTAGTTTGCCACTTGTTGTTAGTTCGGTCTCAATGGATCTGGGGTCAAGCTAGTGTTTAGTGCTTCGGGCCGAACCCTTAGCCAATCGGGACGCTGGTTACACTGCAAGCGAAAGCCCTGCTTGACCACTTCAAAAAAAATAAAACATATCAATAAGGCCTCAAGCCTCCAAGCTCTCAAGCGCGCGCAGCGCGCTTTTTGAATTAGGTTTCAAGCACCCGGGCCCCGCCCGGGCCCGGCAGTTTGGGAGGGGTAAAATATATATGGGTGGGCCCTCCCGGAATATTTGTTAGGGTGGGCCCGCCCGGAATACTTTTAAATTTTAACTATAAGCCCTGCGCCAACCCCAGCCACCGGCCCAGGTTATAGGATTTTCTGAGATATGTCAAGAAAATTATTCATGTATAAGTAAAATAAATATATGGATCTAGACTCTGGGATATTATAAGATTCTTTATTATGGATAATAAACAATTAAAAAGAATAGCAGATGCAATGGAAGAAATATTGCGCCTGATTAAAAAAGACATGAAGACAATCAATGAAGCCGCGCGACCACAGAAGAGACCGCGTATTCAATGAAAAAAGTTAAATTATCAGCAGAAAAAATAATTAACCATTATAAAACTGATTTAAATATAACAAATAAAGATCGGATAATAGAAGATTTGAACGCACAAAGCCTTTATATATTAGATTTTTCAGAACGGAGAGAAAGATACATAGATAGATTAGAAAAAAAATTAAAACTAAATGCTAAAAAAAGAATATTATTATCTAGACAAAATTAATTTTGAATTAATAGCTCAGGAAAAAGATAAAACTATTAATCTCAATAGTAGTGTTTTATCGGATGCTACTTTAAAAAAAGTTTTAGATGATATCGAAAAAAACCTTAAAAAAACAAATAAAGAATTGATGTAATGCTAAAAAAAGAAGCAATTAAAATAACCGGGGGCCTAAGCGCTCCCGGTAAAATGCCGGAGGGTTCTTATAACCTACCGGCCAGAGCTTGCCAGACTGGCGCAAAGTTGCGCCAGATTCCTGGGACACCCTGCTTTGGCTGCTATGCATTCAAAGGCCGTTACAATTTCCCAAATGTTAAGGACGCCTTGACCAGGCGCCTGGAATCAATAACACACCCGCAATGGGTCCAGGCTATGGCCGTTTTAATTAAAGGAAAAAAATTTTTTAGATGGCACGACAGCGGCGACCTGCAGAGCGTTGAGCATCTCAAGAAAATATTTGAAGTATGTGAAGCGACGCCGGATACACAACACTGGCTACCAACTCAAGAGCGCCAATTTTTACCGCTTCCAGGTTTTAAGATTCCTAAAAATTTAATAATAAGATTAAGCAATGCAAAAAATGACACGAAGCCCGGCAATGCCTGGGACCATTGGTCAACCGTAGTCACGAAGCCGCGTGCGGGTCGCATTTGTCCAGCGCCTAAGCAAGGCAACACCTGCGGCAGCTGCCGCGCGTGCTGGTCTAAAGATGTCAAAGAAATACAATACAGAATTCACTAAGAATGAAGCCATGAAAAAAACAAAAAGCAAACTAGCACAAACAAACAGGCGAAGAGAAGACAGAACCAACACATAAGTCTACAAGCCCTCAAGCAGGGCCACGCATTCCGCGAGTCCACAAGCTAAGGGTGGGCCCGCCCGATTAATTCCCAAGTCTACAAGCTCCATGATCCGGGAGCCAGGGTACAAGCGTACAAGCTGGTCCAGGGCACAGGCTACCAGGACAAAGGTATTTTTTTTATGCTTAATATGGAAAGATATTTGGTGAGGAGAGAACCTCACAAAATTAGACTTTTTTAGACTAGTCACCTTTAATTCAACAGTGAAAAAGTTCCCACTAGGAGCATAGCCCAAAAGATCAGGAGTGCCGAATAAAGCCCAATTTTCCAGCCTTGTCCACGTAATTCTCTTAGACTCATGTTGTAATTTTCTCCAAAGTTCTCGTTCTGTCATAGGTGGTCTATCCAGTCTAATACAGTTCTATAATTTACGAATGATTTTACCCATGGAATGAGTGGGTTTTTCACATTGAATCACTAAGCGATGCGTCTCCTTGTCCCCAATAATTACGTTCTCAAGAAGTTGAATCCCCTTGAAATCATACAATTCACCATTGGGTAATTCGATCTGAACTCTAGCTTCCTTAGTAACCTCAGCCTCCATAAATCTTTTTAAGAGGTGATTAAGTATCTTTCCGGTAACAGCCATTCAGTTGCGCTTATAAAATAACTATTATATATTGTCAACAATATGGATACAAAACGCACCCCAGGACCAGCTAAACAACTGACACCTCAGCAATTAAAATTTGCGACTCTCTTGGTCTATGGAGTTGAGGGCAATCCCATTACAAAAAGTGAAGCAGCCAGACTTGCTGGCTTTTCTAATACTTCCAATGGAGCAGCTGTATACGCAACACGCTTAACTGATCCTAATAGATACCCTCTTGTATGTGCCCACATTAGCAACCTCAGAGATGAAGTAAGGCAGAAATATGGCATCAGTTATGAGGCCCATTTAGAGGAGCTTGGAAAAATTAGGGATATGGCAAAAAAGGACCGCAGGAATCTAGCGGCTGCAGCTACAACTGAAATAGCTAGAGGCAAGGTTGGTGGCTATTACATTGATCAAAAAATTGTAAGACATGGAAAGATTGACGATATGAATCTCGATCAACTCTATGAAAGGATGAGAACAATCAAAGAGAAGAACGAGAGAATAGCGAAAGCTAAAGAATTTTTAACTAAGTCTAATGAGGAATCAGTGATAGAAAGTAAATCGCAGCAACAAAAAAGATTACCATCGCCACAACAAAAATCTGATCCGGATTCCACATCTTAACTATTTTTTCTTTTTCTTTTTAGATTTTCTTTTTTTCTTCTTTGCTTTTTTCTTTTTATTTTTTGGCATATTGTTATATTTCTCCTTCCTCAGGTTATACTTTTCTTCGCTTAACCAGTCAATAGCCCCTGGAAACTCAGCTTCATCAAACATCTCGCTTCTCCATCTTCAATATACATCCAACCGGGAAAACATTTCTATCTGAAAAGACAGCGTCTTTCTCATCATAGCTTGAAAATGTCCATAGAAACTTTTTAGTTTTCTTATAAATATACGCAAACGTTATCATCCTTGAACACTCAAACTTATCGAACTCCTCGACAGTAGCATGACCCCCGTCCGCCGTGATATCAAGCCAGGAGATCTTATAAAAATAATATCTCTTCTTATTGATAATGACGTGTTTATATTTAGACTTCTTCCTTTTCATACCTTTGTATACTCTTCCCTCTATAAATTGAAAAATAAAAAAAGTGAATCATGTGCGCGCGCCCCCTAAGTTGTTGGTATTGCTAGCTTTTTGATACAATTGTATCTTTTGTAACCAATTGTATCCTACTAAAAGATACAAATTTGAGCGAATAAGTGTTGGTATACAACAACTCTAGCTTTTGTATCCATTGTACCCACCTTTGAAAAAAAATAAAAAAAATTTTTTTATTTTATAGAGAAAAAGGTATACAAAGGGTACAATTGCAATTAATGGCTAATTTCCTAGTTAATAGGCTCATTTTGTGTATCTTTTGCGTCTAAATTCTGGTTACAATTTCTATAATATTGATCAACTCTCTTAAGAAAGGCGTGTTGATAGCCAACAAACTCCTTGTCAGACACTTCAAACTTCTGAAAAAGTTTATCTTTCGTGCACATTAGAATGACTCCAGACTGGATGTGGGTATCGTATATGAAGTTATGGGCCATCGCATAGGCTCCTAGTTGAATGAAATAGTCATCTATCCATTCTCTTCTTTTGGGTTTATTGGATTGCTTGAAGTCTACGATACTTTCGCGTCCGTTATAAATTCCTACCACATCAGTGGCTCCAGCGTACAAATCTGGGTAATATAGGACAACTTCACTGCCCCATATTTCATCTAAGCCACTTAAACCCTCACTAATAATTCTTTGCGCCATGGGCTCTGCTTCTTTGCCCACACTGGTTAGGTCCCTGTGCCCTGTTCCCCGGACATACGCCTCCAAATACGTGTGCATTGCTGTGCCTCTAAGGGCTGCTATGTCTCTAACTCGATCGGCTGCCTGGTCACCTAGGCGTGCTTTCCATTTCGCTAAACTCTGTCGCTTCTCTTCCGACTGAGTTGCGGAGAGGATCGTCGTAACACTCGGTAACTTGGTGTGTTCAATATCATAGTGCCGTTTTCCCTGGATCAGGGATCGTTGAGACTTGGGATAAACGAATCGTTTGTTCCACTTGATGGGTGCTCGGTCTTCTCTCATTTCTCTCATAATACAAATTCCATTCATTTAATCGATTGCGTAAGATATAATAATTCTCGGATCAAGTCCT